AATGATGAGGCGGGGACGAGAGTATCGAAACCATCCGACGCAGAAACCGCTACGGGTGATCATCTGGGCTATCAATCTGTGTCCAGGCGAACCGGGCACCATCCTCGACCCCTTCACCGGCTCGGGCACCACGCTACGGGCCGCCAAAGACCTGGGCCGCAAGGCAATCGGCATCGAGATCGAGGAGAAGTATTGCAAGATCGCAGCCGAGCGGTTGCGGCAAGAGGTGCTGTTCTAGCCCCCTGCCCAAAAAATAGGCACCGACTGCCCTTGCAATAGGCAGCCCAGGCGGTAGAATTCCCCAATTGGAGGGAATTCGCCGCCATGGATACTTTCTTGGAAACGCTCGCAAAACGAGAAATTGTCCAGGAGCGTACGCAGCTAGCACTTCTTGAGCGCGATCAGCGCAAGCTCGCCGTCCTCCAATCGCAGGCAGAGACGCAGAATCTCCTAGAGGACGCTTGGGCCGCCTCCGACCCCTTCTCGTCCTCGGGAGCTTCTACGGCCGGGCTGGGCAGTGCCGCCAATGATCTATATCATCCCGGCGCGATTGGCCGGCACAGCGCCCGGCCCGGCTCCCGTCGCCACGGTGCCCAGCCGCCTTACTACTTCACCGAACAGCAACACTGGCAAATCGTTGAGTCCGCGCGGGTGGTTGAGGCGTTCTGCGTGACCGCCGTCAATATGCTGGACGTTCTCCAGCAATTCGTGATTTACACCGGGTTCAACTGGTCGATTGTGGAGAAGAAGAAGCCCGACGCCCCGCCAATTCCCGACGCGCGCGAGCCGGCCGCCCCCGCGGCCCCCAAGAGCAATCCCACGGTAGACGCCGCGCAAGACTTCATGGACAAGTGGCAGAAGGACAACAAGTGGAAGTTGTGGGAAAAAGAGATCCTCAAAAGGAGCGAGCGGGACGGCGAGACGTTCCTTGTGATCGAGCTTGACCAGCAGGCCGACGATTTCTTACGTTTGACTTCCAGAGAACCCGAGCAATGCCGCGACCCGATCGGCGCGACCTCCCAACTCAATCGCGGGCTGGGGATCAGCGGCCGCGATGCGGACTGGCGGTTCGGGATCCTCACGTCGAAAGATGACACGAGCAAGCCGCTTGCCTACAACTTCGTAAGCCAGCACAACGACGGCGAGCGGCAGCACGAGGTTTTCGAGCCCGACGAAGTTCACCACATGAAAATCAACGTCGACCGCAACACCAAGCGCGGCGTGTCGATGTTCTTTCAAGTCGTCAACGCTCTGCCGCGCGTCAAGAAACTCTTGCGGGCTCTCACAGAATCCGGCGTGGTGCAAGCGAACATTTCTTGGGTCGAGGAACTGCCGCCCGGCATGGAAAACGCCGGGCTTCCCCCGGCCATGGGCTCCAATGTCACGACTCGCACCGGCCGGCAGGCATCGGCGGAAGTCTACGACGGGCCGGAAGCTCTCCGCGTGACGAACGGCCACAAGTTCACGGCCGGGCCACTGGCCGGCAGCGGGCAGAGCGAGACGCTGATACAAGTTCTGCAAGCGGGCCTCCGGAACATCGGCTCGCGCAAACAGTTTCCCGAGGGGTTGGTTTCCGGAGACGCCAGCAACGCAAATCTTGCGTCGGCCCTTGTGGCGGAAGCTCCATTTGTCCGGGCTCGGGAAACCGAACAGGACACATACAAGGAATTCTTCCTGGAGATCATGGAACACGTCATCGACGCGGCTGCCGTCGCCGGCTTGATCGGCCCCGCGCGGGAGAACATCCTGGACGAAATCGAGGTCAGCGTAGAAATGCCGCCGGTCGTTCCAAGGAAGGCGCTAGAGGAAACGCAGCGAAACGAAATCCTCAGCAACCATGGGATTTTGAGCAACAAGCAGTGGGCCGCGAAGGAAGACATCGACCGAGACCAGACCCTCGCCGACAACGAGGTCGACCCGATAGAACCGCCCTCGATCATGCTTGGGCTGCCTCCGGAAGATGGCGAAGCCGACGACGACACAGCGCAAGAGGGCTCACAATCAAACGAGGGCGAAAGGGTTTCCTAATGGCGAAAAAACGAGCAAGCGAGTGCTGGGTTGTGGTCTACTTCACCGGCAACATCCGACGAATCGGAGGCGTCTACACAGACAAATCAGTAGCGGAGGAACGCGCAACGCGCTACGATCAAGGACGATTGGCCGGGCCGTTCATACTGGACGACTTGCCCGCGACCGACAACGCGCCGCCCCGGATCATGGAACCGGTAGCATGAGCGCAATCCACACCCTCTTGGAATACAGCCGAGCCCCGGTCATCAACGGAGTGATCGAGGGCGTGAAGATCGTCGGCAACCGATCGAAGAAGGGGCGCGACTACCCGCAGGATGTTCTCGTGAGGGCCATCCCACTCTACGAACGGGCGCCCGTGCATCTTCTCCACGGCACCAGCCGGGAACGCAAGAGGGGACAACGCAAGTTGCTTGCCCACTTCGGACACGTTGAGAACGTGCGAGAGATGCCGGGCAAGGGCGGACTGTTCGGAGACTTGCACATAAAGCAATCGCACGGGCTATCCGGCACGATAGTCGAGAGCGACGGCACAGAATTCGGCCTGTCGCATCAAGCCAGATGCGCTATGAACGACGACGCAACAGAAGTTACCGAAATTCTCGGCGTTGATAGCGTCGATCTTGTAGATAACCCAGCGACAACTCGCAACCTTTTCGAGGGAGATGACCAAATGGACATTGCAGAACTCGCCGCGGCCCAAGAGGCCAGCGATGAGAAGATCGCGGAACTCGCCGCCGGGCAGGGTAAGATCCTGACGGCGCTGGAAGGGCTGGCAAAGCCGGCCAACAAGGGGCGGATTACCGCCTTGGAGCAGGTGGGCGACGACGGCGACGGCGACGACGGCGACCACCCGCCGCTCTACGAATTGGGGCACGAGGCGTTTGCCCGCGGGCTCCAAGGAATCAATACGGGAGGGATCAACGCATGACCGCACTACTCCAAAACGACTTCACCACCGAGGAAAGCTACGGGGTCGAAATCAACCCCTGCGCCGAAGTGGCAGCGACGACCGTTCCAATGGACAACGGATTTACCTACGAACAGATCGGGGCGGCCGGCACGCTCCAAGCCGGCGACACGGCCGGCGGGATGTGGCTTTTCAGTCACACGGCCGGGGCCGCCGAGATCGGAGCCGTATACAGTACGAATGAGGTGTTTCAATTCCTGATCGGCCAGCCGATCCGGTTCATTGCCGACATCACATTCCAACTGCTGGCAACGGAAATCAATATGTTTGTCGGGTGCATCGACGCCTTCAACGGCGCAACGACGATCACGGCCGGCGGCGGCATGAAGGCGACCGGCGACCATTTCGGGTTCTACACCCCCGATAGTTCATCCGCCGTTTTCGCCACCCCGGCCAACCTGTTCTGCGTTTCGCAGGAAAGCGGCACGGCGATCATAACGGAACTAACCGCGGCCAACTCGCTCGACCGCGTTGCCCACCCGGTTTCCGTCGGATCGCGTCACCAGTTACGGGCCGAATTTGTCCCGACCGGCCCCGTGCCCGTCCCCGCCGGCACCGCGGTCGTGATCTTCGACGCCGAGATTCACTTCTATATCGACGGCGTCCTGGTGTGCGTCCACAACCACAGCGGCGCAGATCAAATCACGATCGCCGCCACCGAGTTGATGCAATTTGGCGTCTACTCGGAGAACATCACCGACATCGCGACCTACGAAATCCGGCAGTTGAAGTGCCGGCAACTCCGCGCTCAACCCCGATTCTGAGGAGAAATCATGTTCAAAGCGAAAGAACTGCGGAAGATGATTGACTCCGCACGCCGGGACCGGCGAATCGACGATCCCGACGAATACATTGTCGGCGAACTGCACTACCTCTTGACCGAGGGCGGCGCAAAGCCCGAAGACTTCTCGATTCGCGACCTGTTCCACAACCTGATCGCCGACGGATACGAGCTTGCCGGCGATTGGGAACGCGCAAACAAGAAGGGACACCAGGTCACGGAAGGCGCGCTTGCCGTGTCGACCGCGGACTTCTCGCGGATCACCGGCCAGATCTTCTTTACGAAGGTCCAGGATTCCTACAAGCTGACGACGGGGATTGCCGACAAGCTGGCGACGACCTTCCCCAGCACGATCCAGCGGACCGAGTTGGTACCGGGGATTGCAGCCACGGCAGACCAGTACGCCGACGCGATCCCGGAAGGCCATCCGTACCCGCTGGTCGGAATGACGGCGCGCGACATTCGATTGCCGGCCGCCGAGAAGCGCGGCGGGATCCTCCCAATCACGCGGGAGGCGATCATAGCCGACCGAACCGGCGACCTGTTGGGGGAAGCCGGCACGCTCGGGCAAGGGCTTGGGTTATCAAAGGAAAAGCGCGTCATCAATACGTTTATTGGTGCGGTACCGTCTTACGACTTCAAGGATGAGACCCGCGCAACCTACCATGACACCGACATGGGATTCGACAATCTCACGACCGAGATTCTGACAGATTTCACAGATCTGCAAATCGCCGATCAACTGTTCTACGCCATGTCCGATCCGTCAATCAATGAACCGCTGGACGTGGCGCCGACAACCATCGTTTGCGGAAACCTCTTGGCCAATCAAGCTCGGTCGGTAATCCGCGCTATCCAGGTACGGCAGCAGGATGCGGTTGTTCGGGCCGGCGGCGCAAGGGAGAACGTCGGCGATACACCGGGAAACCGGCTCGACTTCGACTTGGAGGTCGTCGGCAATGAGTTCCTGATCCGCCAACTGATCTTGCAGACCGGCAACGGTGGACTTACCAGCGGCACGCGCGCACTCGCGAACGCCCATTGGTGGTACGGGAACCCGAAGAAAGCCTTCGTCTACAAGGAAATCTGGGGATTGACGACCGAGGAAGCTCCGATGAACAACGAGGAGCAATTCCGCTCTGACATCTGGCACCGCGTGAAGGTTTCGGAAAACGGCGTCCCCGGCGTCATGGAACCGCGTGCTATCATCCGATCGGGCGGTACGGTCGCCTCGTAACCATCGCAAGCCGGGGCGGTCGGTTTGCTACACTGGCCGGCCGCCCCGGTGGGAGTAACACCATGGAACCGGAACACGTCCTGATCGCGGCTATGGGGGGCGTACTCGTGTGGATCATCAAGGCCCAGTGGAAGACCATCCACAACCACCTGTCGCACATGCAGTCTAGCATAGACCGGCTGCCGTGCGTCGACCCGGAAGAATGCCCAGTGGAGGACTGACGTGGCTGCCATCGACGAAGTGCGATCCGAACTTGCCGAGAAGATCGCGGAGTATCGCGCCGCAAAGGTCGCTCCGTCGCATACCACTGATGGCGTCACGTTCGACCACGACGCGCACCGGGCAAACCTGCTGAAAGAGATAGACGACTTGCAAAACCTGATCGTCAAGCTGGGCGGCCCGGTGGTCGTCAGACGACAACTTCAAGGATAGGAGAAACGCTATGGGCCGCCCCAATCCGTTTGACGAAGTCTCGCGAGCTCTGTTGACGATCGACCACGAACATCACAACGTACACGAGGGCGATGCGTTTACATTCACGTTCTCGGCGTCGGCGCCACTGCCAACGGCTGTGGATGAAAGCACCGCGTTGGCGTTCGTCACCCCCGCAGCAACCGTAACCGGCAAGCGAATCCACATGACGGTCGACGCGGGGGCAGATGACGAGAGCATTTTCGAGATTCACGAGGCGCCGGTTGTCGGCGTCAACCAGGGCACCAGCGCGACCCCGCTGAATCGCGATCGAAACAGCAGCAACACTAGCGTAATGACCGACAGGGAGACGGGCGCGGCCGACAGAATATCCCAATTCAACGTATTGGAAGCGGCGGCGGCGGGGATCGTCCAGGGAGCGGCGGCGACCGTTCTCCACAGCGAGGTGATCGCAATTGCCGCCGGGCCTCCGTTCGGGTCGGTGTTGAATGATCGCTCCCGTGGTCGAAAGGAATTTATCCTGTTGCCGGCGACCGTCTACGCGATCCTGCTGAGCAATGTTACGGTGAACGACACGGTGCATAAAATCACCCTCAACTGGTACGAACACGAAGATTCGACGCTCAAAGTTGGATAATGAAAACCGACACGCACATCCCGCTGGACGTACTGATTCACCAGCACAACGGCGACCCCGCCGAGCCGTGCGAGATCAGCGTAGCGGGCGGCCCGATCGTCACCGTCCAGCCCAACGCAGTAGGCGGCCGCATCCGCCAGATGGTCAACCAGCGAATCCGCAATTTCGAGATGCCAGAATGAACACTTGGCCCAGCAATTACGTGTATTACGACCACTACGCCAACGCCGCATAGATGCCAAACTTCTTCACAACGCCGACCGGTGCGGGAGCCCTTGACGGTTCGAGCTTCGCGAATGCGTTCAACTGGGCGGGGGTCGACAACTGGGTCACGAACGTCGCGAACGCTGGCGACATCCTCTACGCTTTGGCGGGGACGTACAATTCCAACGCTCACGTCGGAACGTCACGGGATGGCACGATCGCGGCACCGATCCAGATCATCGGCGTTGCCGACACGGCCTTGACGCCAGCGGCCCACGGTGCCCTGCCGTTCTTCGACTTCGGCGCCCTCAACGCCTCCCTTGTCCTGGACAACTACTGGACGGTTCGCAACATCCGGATTGAATCGGCCGAGAACAACTATTGCCTCCGGTGCGACATCGGCGGCGTGATCGACAACTGCGAAGCGGAGAACACCGGCACGGGCCACGGGTTCTCTATCAACTCCGCTGGCGGCCGGATCATGCGGTCGATTGCCCTCTCGGCCGCAAACGCGGGAATAATGGTAACCTCGAATTGTGCGGTCTACGGCTGCCAAGTCACCGGCGGCGCGGAGGGAATAAGCCTGATCGGGTCGGGCAATGCGCTCGTCGGTAACCTAGTCCGCGACTGCACTACCGGCATCGGAGCGCCGAGCGGTGACAACGTGTGGGTCTTGCTGAACACGATCAACGGCTGCACTACGGGCATTCTGTCGACGGACGGGCAGAACTGGCTCGTCGCGGACAACATCCTGTCGAACAACACCACGCCGGCGAATTGGTCGGGTGGAGCCCAGCCAAAAAACGCGTGGCAGCGAAACGTGTGGTTTAACTCCGCGACGCCCATCAACGTCACCAAGGGCGCCGACGCGATCAACGCAGACCCGCAGTTCGTTGACGCCTCCCTGGGGACGGTCGCCGGGTTCACAGTTCGCGCGGCAGCGGCCCGAGAGTTGGGTATCAACCTGTTCACGGCCGGGGCGATCCCTCCGAGCATTTACGAGGGCGGGGAAAACGGGATTGGCGGATCGACTACCACGGACCTCGATCTGTCGGATGACATCCTGTCGCTCTGCCCGCTGGAAACGATCGACCTGGACGGCACCGAGGTTCAGAACACGTACCGGCTGCGGGACACAGAAGAGGAAGAGGTAGCGACCGAGGGCGTCTATCTACGGCGAGATACGACGTTCCTGCTTCCGGTCGGCGACACGATCTACCCGGCTGGCACCGAACCAACGGTCGGCGGGATCATCACCGAAGCCGCCGCGGTCGGCGGGGCCAGCTATACCATCATGAAGATCCGCCGGCCGCGGCTCGGCACCGCTGGCGATCCGCTGACAGGCGACTGGTACCGGGCGGAAGTGGTTTCCCTGCGTATATCGGATGCGTTCGGATTCAACAACACGGTTACCCACTGGCCACGCACCGAAGCTACGACCGAATGGGGATCTAGGACCGTCACGCACGCGGCAAGCACCACGTTCGTCAACGTCGAGGCAAAGATCATGTTGCGGCCGTCCCCCATTGAAGACCACGCCGGGCAACGCGAATTCACGCGGCACTACGACATATTCGTCGACGGGGACATCGGCGACATTGAAAGCGGCGACCAGCTACGGGACGAAGACGGCGAGAAGTACGAAATCACCGGATACCGGCTACAGAACCGGATCGGCGAGTTGTCCGTTATCGAATGCGAGATCAGGCCGGACTGATGCAAATCCACTCGATCATCAAATCCCTGATTGGTTCCCACGCATCCGGCGGGATGGCTACGTCCCTCTCGGCGGCTGGGTTTGTCGGCGGGCTCCACCACGGGCTACGGGCCGCGAAGAGCGCCGCGAAACCGTTCGGGCTGATCAACTGCGAAGAGGTGGAGTCTGTGGGCAACAGTTCCGGCGTCAAGCTGGTCACCTACATCGCCACCCTTGACATTGTCGCCGATCAGAAGATTGAGACGGTCGGCCCCATCTTGCAGGTATTCCACGACTATTGGGATCGGTTGGTCGATCTGACCGACCTCAACCCGAACAGCCTTGACCAGCCTCCCGCTCGATTCATCCTGATCAGACCGGCCCCAGATCGCGCCGCAAGCCAGATCGGCGAAGACGACCGCGAAGACCTGGGGCAGGACGTGCTACTCGGAATCACCGCGTGGCTCATCAAACTTTCCGAACACCAACCCGAACTGGAGTAATCATGCCAACCGAAAATCTCACCAGAACGTACCGGAGGGGCAGCGAAACGGGCTTGAGTGGCTCGGAGGCAATCGTTGTCGAGAACGGGCTAAACCTCGACCAGACGATCAGCGCGAGCACCGAGGAAGAGGTGACCGCCGCTTTCACGGCTCGGCTCTTGCGGTCGATCATGATCGTTTGCGATACGGCCGTGCCCGTGGAATTCCTGGAAACCCGCTACGCTATCCTACAGACCGCAGCCGCTGCGCCGGATACGGTCACGTTCACCGGCGACCTGACAGGCGAAATCCGCGACGGCGACCTGATCAGGGTCGAAGGCACGGTAGCCGATGACGGCCGCTATCAGGTCGAGGGTGTGGCGGTCGGGGCTGGAACGACCACGATCACCCTGGCTGATGGCAACGTGTGGCCGGTTGCCGGTGGGGGTGCGGTCGGGACGTTCGCGAAGATCGCGAGTCAGAACCGCGTCGGGCATATCTACGACATTGCCACGGCCACGGCCGCCACGGACGTTCTCACGATTACGGGCGACATCACTGACCAGATCGCGGCCGGCGACTTTATCCTGATCAACGACTCGACCGGCAATGATGGCATCTGGTCGGTCACACTGGTTACCGAATTGGCCGGCGTGACCTCGATCACGGTCACCGAGTACAACGACATCGCGGTACCGGTCGGGATTGCCGACAACACGAACGACGGCAACATCCAGAAGGTCTGGCCGTACATCAACCTTGCCGCAAACTTGCCTTTCATGTGGTCCAGGGATCAGGGATTGCAGAACCCGTTTATCCAGACCTACTACGACGAAGTCGCCAACGTGTGGTTTGAGTTTGACATCGACCTGGGTGACGTTGTGGCCATCATGGTCGACAACACCGGTACGGCCAGCGCGGCCGCATTCGACGGGCGGATCGGCTACAACTCCAATATCTTCCCGTAGAGGTGAACCATGGCGATCCCATTCACGAGAGCAAGCCGGGATTACGATTTCGTTTCTGGTCTCGGCGGCAATATGATCTTGCAGAACCGCAACAACCTTGGCACGCTTGCCGGCCAATCGGAGACCCTGTTTGACGTTGGCCAGTGGGCGATCAAGCAAATCTACCGCAACAAACGGACGACCCACAGCGGCAGCAACGGGGCCGACCTCTACACGCGCGTCGGCGCCGGCTGGACGTTCGCCGCCGAGCTTTCCTTCCCCGGACTGCTGGCAATCGACGACGCGCTAACGGGCGTGGCCAAACCATTCGCGGAGCAGCTTGTCGGCAGCTTGCAGGGGGTTCGCGTAGCGTTTCAGGTTGGCGAGCCCTCATGGTGGTTTGCCCGTGGCCTACAAGCCCGCAGCTACCAAGCCACCAAGTTCTTGGCCGACGTGGTCGATGTGACATGCTCGTCCCGTGGAGAAGACGAGGTTGTCTACAATGTCGTCGGCGTGGGGTCGTCACTACTCGGCCACTACCTGCAAGAATCCGCCGGCGCCACCCCGGTTCTCGTGCCCCTGTTCTGAGGTGACCAATGGCAGATCCTCCGATCAGGATGACGCGAGAGGTTGAGCAACTGCCGGGCATCGGCGGGACGCTTGAATTCAAGTGGCTCAATTCCTCTGAATTCCCCGGTACCGATACGCTTTACGTCAAGCGATGGCGCATCCTCCGGAGGTTCATCACGGTACGCCTGCCTATGTCGGGCGGCAAGGGATCGCTTCAATACCGACGGGTGGCCGACGGCTTTGACTTCCTCGCGGCCGTAGACCTCGACCTCACACCGATCAGAGTGAGAGATTCGGGGCCGGGACCATTCTCGCAACCGTTCGCAGACGGGCGGCTCGAGGGGCCGATAGCCGAGCACTTCTCGGTATCAATGAAGTTCCTCTGCGGAGATCCTACGTTTGTCAGTCATCCGCCAATGAGGGGCATCGGCCGACCGAGCCGGACCTTTCCGCGTGGTTCGGACCTTCTCGACGGCGTCTATTACTCGTGCAAGGAAGTCACACTCGACACTGTCGAATGTCTGAATTCGTCCGGAGGCGACGACGTTGTGGAATACCTGATCGCCGGCCACGGGTCGGCCCCTCTGCGCCGCAACGCTCCCGCGTGGACGGGGACCGGGGCTTTCGGGTTGGCAGAATCCCTTGCGGAGCGAGAGTAGATGGCCGGACAAACCAACACGATCCGCGACGAACTGACCGGCCGTATCCGCAAGACCACGCCAGAGGAGAAGGCCGACTTGCTGCAAGACGACCTCCCGACCACTCCCGAGCCGAGCGACTTTATCAAGGCGTTCATGGACGAAGAAGCACCGGCGCCCGAGGAAGGGCCTCGACGCCCGGCACCAATCGCGCCGGATGTTGAGGGAGCGGCAGAGACGGCAGGGGCGGCAGCCGGGGGAGCACTCGGCGGCCAACCTGGTGCGTTCGCCGGGGGAGCGATCGCGGCGGCACTGGCCAGCAAGGCAGCACAATCAGAGGCCCGGATCATCGGCACCCCAGAGGGCAAGACGGCGCGGACGCAAGACGAAAGCGTATCGACGCTAAAAGACCTGCTCGCCGTCCAGCAGGAAATCCAACGATCCGGCACACCAACCCAAGAGCCGCTCACCAACGCGGCGGGATCGCACTGGTAGATCATGGCCACGAACACCAAGCTCGAGCAACTAAGCCGGACCCAGCACACGTCGGGCACCGGCATCGAAATCACGCGGACATTCTACGCCGAGCCCTACGATTCATTCGATCAGGTGATCCGGACGCTACAGGGCGGCGTGGCCAAAGATGACGGCGAGTGGAAACGGATTGCCCCAGCGGTGGACACCTACATAAAGTCCGCCTACTGCAATGAGGCGGTTGTGGACTTCTCTCACGTCGATGCGATGGCTACAGCAGACTCCCTGGAAAGCGCAGCGGCGCCGCCTGCCCCCGGCCGAGCTGCGGGCAACCGCCCAGTCCTCTTAAAGAAGCTGGAAGACGTACCGGAAACAACACTGGTCGGATCCGCCGGCTGCAAGATCATCGCGAAGTATCGACCGTTGGTGACCGGGTGGGTTCCGCAGAGCAACGACCCAGACGAACTGCTGCGGATTTGGGACTACATGGATCCAGTCTTTCGGCCGGGCATCATGCAACTACCGTGGCCGGGCGGCATGTTCGCCAAGGTCGACTTCCCCGGCCCGCGCGGCCTTGATATTTGGCCCGTGCCGGCGGACGTGGCCACGCCCATCGGCGTGACAGTGACCGACTTCTCCATCCGCCGCATGTTGGTGGGGCTCGACAACAAGACGTTACAGCCGAGCGCGGAGGTGGCCAACGGGGTCAACAAAGACGTTTGGCCAGTGCCCGGATCGCAACCGGCGGCAGGGCTTCCCAAGTTTGAGCCGCGAACCCTGAAGTTCGTCGGAACCGACATGTTCAACCGTTTTGACTCGACGGGTCGGCGTTGGGTCGAGCTCGTCCACAACTTCAAATGGATTCAGCACATCACGAATCGGTTGTTCAATAGCGACGGCCAGCGGGGAAGCGGCTGGGTCACTTGGAACCACGTATTTGTACAACCGCCGCTCAATCCGGTGGGCTGGTATGAAGTCTGGCTATCTACCCAGTTCAACCTGGGGGCCGTCGCCATCGGGGCACTACTTGGCGGCGCCGAGCCTGTAGAGGGCCGGATGCATAAGGAAGTCAACTTTGACATTCTCTTTGACCTGAATCCCAAATGACCCGACGCCCTGAACTTGTCCCCGGCCAGCCGATCGACGTGGAAGCGTTCAACGCCTCCGTGCGCTACGCTGGCAATCGCTTGACATCGGCCGTTGATATGGCGATCCAGGGCGGCGAGACCGGCGGGGCGCTCATTCCGCGGAAAGACATTCCCGAGGTGTGGGGGCGGTTGACGAAGAAAGGGCCGGATAGCTCGCCGGACTTCTTCGAGTGGGAAGAGGTGCAGCTTGATGGTGACCTGGAATGGCAGACCGTCGAGATCGACGACGCCATGCCGCCCTACGGTTCCCACATCGCAGAAGGGGACGAAGAAGAGGAGCTTCTGTTTGACCCGGCGGTCGAGGTGAACGGTGGGCAAGCGACGATCGGCGACGTGGTCCGGCTAACACCCGCAGAGCAGATAGTCGACCAGGACCGCACCATCGAAAACGAGTTTATGAATCACTGGGTTCACCGGGCGTGGGTCTTTGAGGTACCCAACAAGTTGCGGGCGTTTCGTCTGATAGAAGACCT